TGCCTTTACTATCATAAAAAAACACCCGATTTATACCACACCTGTGCCAACTTGACACACCTATAAAAAATTAGTATTATATAGAAATAACAAAGGAGTCCATATGGATATAAACTATAGTTTATTTAGTGAGCATCTCCCTTTTGAGGAGGGAGCACAATATACAGCAAGCCAAATAACAGATAAAATAAAATGGTATTACAACAATAAACCTTTTTATGCTATCAATAATACTCAAGAAACTACAGATAGAATTTACTACTGTGATTTCAAACCACGCAACCGATATATATATAATGGTAAGTGGCGTAAAATAAAAAACAAACGAGAGCTTTCACCACTTGAAAAGTCTCAGTTTCTAAATGTGTATGATAAAAACAAACATCAATTTCGTAAAATAGATTTATCAACATTAAGTTATCTGAGAGTTGGCAAGCATAGGTTTAGAGTAGACCAAGTAAGAGATGTTGAAAGTTTTCCTCGTGTAACAATAAAGAGGTTGCCATGATGATACTAAACTATGAAAGTAAAAAAGAATTAAAAACAAAAATAGGTGAAGAGTTAAACTATACTGAAACAACCTTTTTTGAGCCAGAGTATAAATCTACAGGCACATTTGCAGGTTGCAATAGACCTCACATGACAGGCTATAAAAGAGAATTTTTTGCAGAGGTAACTATGAAAGATGATAAGATTGTGAAGGTGAAATAATGTCAGAGCTAGTTATACAGACAGGTATAAACAATGGAGACTTGCCTAAGTTGACATAACAAGTATAATTTAGTATATTATACTTTCACAAACGCTAAAAATAAAGCCCCCCTCATTGGTGTAGGGGGGTTTTTTAAATGTACTAACAAAAGGAAACATTATGCCGTTTACAGTGGACACAAGACAAGTAATTAATCATAAAGAAGTTTGTTACAAAAAGAAAACAAAAGAAGGCAAATTATTCTATGCAGATGCAACACACCATTTAGCATGGGGCAGTATGGCAATAGGTATTGGAGAGATAACTAAAAATAATTTTACAGAAGTTTATTCAAGACATAAATTTTTACACAATGTTTCTGGTTTATCAATACCATTCAATCTTACCTTACGAGATGTATATGCAAACATTGGATTAAGAACAAATGTTGCACCAGAAAAAACAGCACCTTGGAGAAACAGAATTGCTAAAGGTCAATGGCAATCAATTACATTTGACACAGCAGAAAAAGCTAGTAATATCAATGAGATATCAACTTATGGAGGTACAAAATGAACAGGCAAGATACACAAGCAAAAGACTTTCAAATTAAATTTGGAAACTTAACTACACAAATGGCATTTGATTATAATTATAGTATGAATAATAATAGTATAAAATTAAAAGTACCTATAAAAAAAGATGGAGTTGTTTTTTCTACTTTGTCAAACTTAGATTTAATAGTTAAAATAAAAGATATAACTACAATGGAAATAGAAAGTATTTTTATTGAAAGAGAATCAGTTTATGAACTTATAAAAGAGGTACAGGGTAGGCAAGGTTTTCCTGCCCAACTAGGTTGACCATCAATATATTTTTTTATATAATAACATATCTGTGTAAATACAGCCTCCCTAAAGGGGGGAGTCTGATTATACCCCTATAAAAAACACTGTCAAGGAAATAATATGATTGTAGAAATTTTTGTTATGTTGATTATTGGTTTCATCATAATTTACTATGCGAGCAACCGATGAACAAACCATTTAGTTTAATAAGATTATATACTAAGATTGATAACCTAAAAAAAGTATGGAGAAAACAACTCAATTCAAAAAACGAATGGAGGCGTAAGTACTTGACTTTACTTACCGAATATAAAACTGTATTAATAGAGAATAATAAACTTAAAAGAGGTAGACGAAATGATTGGTGAACCAATAAGCACAACTGTTGAGGCTAAAAAAGTTATGATTAGTTTGGGTAGAGCAGGTAAAATGCCATGCCCTACTTACAACACACCTGCATCTTTATGTGTAACAGGTAGTAAACTAAGAGATATAGAAGGCACTACTTGTGAGGGTTGCTATGCTATGAAGGGTAATTACCTATTCCCAAATGTACAAGAAGGATTGACTAAAAGATTTCATGCGTTCCTCCACCCTCGCTTTGTCGAGGCTATGACGTTTATGATAAAAAGGTACTCAGCTAAGTCTGGGTACTTTCGTTGGTTTGACAGTGGTGATTTGAAAGATATTGCTATGTTAGAAAAGATAGTCATGATATGCCAACAAACGCCAGAAATTGAGCACTGGCTACCTACAAGAGAGGTAAAGGTAGTATCAGACTACCTCAAGATATACAAAGAGTTTCCAGATAATCTTATGGTTAGAGTATCTGCACCAATGATTGACGGACTACCTATAAAAAGCTATAAGTATACATCTACTGTTAATCATAAAACAAAACCAATAGGTCATGATTGTCCTGCACGATTTCAAGATAATGAGTGTAGAGATTGTAGGGCTTGTTGGGATAGGGAGGTAACTAATGTCAGCTATCATAAACATTAAAAATATAAAAATTACAGGAGTTCAGAGATTAAATAATTCTGATAATGGAAATCCTAAATATAAATTTCATACTAAAAATGGAGTTGTAACAACACCATCAGATGCATTGTGGGTGTACGCTTTTAGTACTGATACATTTATTAATAAGATAGTGGATATGTCTTATCATATAACTAAATCTGGTAAGGCTATATTAAATTCAATTAAGGAGGTAGAAAATGACAATCAAAACATTAATAGCAAGTAGAAAAACTTTTTACAGTAAAGATATTGATACAGGTTTTAAAGGCGATAGGTTTAGCATTACTCAAGGTAGAAATCAATTATATGTTGCTTGGGATGATTATGATGGAGAGGTCATCGCTTGTAATATGAATTTAGATAACCTTAAACAATCTATAAAAGATTATGTAGAAAACGCTTATCACTTAGAGGAGGAATAAAATGACTGCAAGAAAATGGACAGAAGATAAATTAAATGAGATAAAAGAAAAGAAAAAAACTATGAGTGCATCACAAATAGCAAAAGAATATAGTACGACAAAAAGTTCTATACTTGGTTTATTATATCGTGATAAGTTAAAACATGGTTATATACCACCTGCAAATTCAAAATATGCAGTACCAAAAAATTTGTAATTTGACACAAGAATATTATTAGATTATAGTATACTTATAATTAAATATGAAAGGATAAAAGTTTTAAGAGTTTGATACTGTGAAAGTGGATAAAACCGCCACCGACTAGTGTTCCGTTAGTACTTAAAAAAGGGAGGACAGTATCAATAATGGGTAGTGACCGCTTACTTTCGAACTACCCTAATAGTGAAAACCTACGCCCTTGGCGGGTCTCACTATAAATGGTTGGGTAGTACCATGAATGTGCAATAAGTATAGTCAAAACTACCCAAATTTTTGTGAGTAGCAAGGGGTCGTACACTAACCTTATCAATTAGTATGTCTCCGTAAAAATCCTTTTGCTACTCACAGAAGTTTAAGAGTTTGCAACTATGTTGATGGTTTGAACCCAGAGGATTGCTGTCTATCCTTTTTAGCTTGACAGTTAGTTGTAATAAGGTGAGATAAACGGAGTTATTCGGCTCTCACCTAAACCATGACATTGATAGCTACGGCTGAGTGGTAAACACCTTGTCATATTTTAGTCAAGTAGAAAGCCGTGTTATAGCGTGTGCTACTACTTGACTTTTTTTTATTTATCAATTATAAAGCCTACATGAATTTTAAAAATCAATTATCAATTATAGAAACCCTTATTCAAGGTGATGAAATAGACACAAGAATAGATTGTCCATTTTGTAAAAATATCAACACACTAACAATTAAAAAAGAAAATAGTAAACTTATGTGGTATTGTTTTCATGCCTCCTGTAGTGCCAAAGGCAAAGTATCTAGTGAAGCTTCTATGGCTGACGTACTATCACTACTATCACGCACTAAAAAAAACGGCACAGAAAAAAAAGTTTTTACTATTCCTAAAAATTTTGTTAGTGTTTTTTCTACTGATAAGTGTACAGACTACCTTAAAAAAAATCATTGCATGCAATCTTACATTGAGGGCCGGGCAGACATAAGATATGATGTAAAACAACATCGTGCTGTTTTTATTATCAAAGACAAAAAAAAGATTTATGGTGCTGTTGGTAGAGGACTAACCTCACAGGTATATCCCAAATGGTTTATGTATGGTAACAAAGAGTATCCATTTATATGCGGCAGTAACGACACAGGTATTC